CTCATTATCTAATTCTAAATTATATCTGTTTAAATATTGACCAACCATATAATCAAAGCCACCATTATACGATCTTATGTAATATTCCCAATTATTAATTGTTTCTGAATAATCTTTGTGAGTTTCTATTGCTTGATCTTTAGTGTATGCCATACTACTTTATTGCCCATCTTGTTGGTCGAGAAAATACTGCCTGAGTTGTAAGTGGTTTTAAATAATCTATCATATAACCGATTGCGTCGTTCATGTGGTCAAAACCTTCTTCTTTGTCAGGTATGTTTGTATTCTCCTTATAAATTTGTCGTTGCAATCCTTTTACAATAGTTTTGCACGATTGTGAAACAAAAATATGCCTATTGCCATTAGAATCTTTAAGTTTGCTATTCACAGCATTTATTCGATCTCGAACAGCTGGGTGTTTAATTTTACATTTAACTTTAAATCCAGCATTTTGTAAAATAGATAAGTCAGTTCTACCACCAGCAGATGTTTTTCTTTGCCTTGAAGCTGGGTCTGGGTAAATAAAAATAGGTATTTTAGTTCCATATCTGTTTCTAATTTCTTCTACCATTTCATCAGTATTACTTGAATAAATTATAACCTCATCTAAAAAAAATATTTTGTCTTTTTCTATTTGACCAACACAAGCACTCATTGGGTCCACATTAAAGTCCATGCCTATATGCAAAGGTTTAGTCCAATCTATCTCTTTTTTTACTACACTTTCAACAGGGTGAAAGTTATAATAAACACTACCAGCATAGTTTTCAAACGTACCCTCAAACTCTTGTCTAAAGGTTCTAATATCAATATCTTGTTTAGCTTGTTCTATTTCTGCTTCTGATACCATTCCACCTTGTAAAGTAGTAAATTGAAAACTATCCCATTCTTTGTCACCATCTTGTCCTTTGAGATACATTCTATAGGACCAATTACCATAACCTTTAGGAGAACCACACATAAGCACATCACCCTCTGTATCAGATACAGATGCTCTCAAAACCTCTGTCCATGCCTTTTCTTCAATGTCTGCAAATTCATCTAATATAAGAAAGTCTAATCCTACTCCACGCAAACTGTCATAGTTATCACAACCTTTTAAGGATATTTTACTACCTGTTTTTTTTATTGTTATGGTCATATTTGATTCATTTATGTTCTCTATCCAATTAAATTTAGAAAGCATATCTTTTAAATTAGACCATACTATTTCTTTCGCCATTTTAAATGTAGGTGCTACATACCAGATTTTTTTATTTATTTGAGTAGCATATTTCATCATCTCAGTAATACATAAATAGGTTTTACCAAATCTACGACCTGATACTAAAACTCTAAATCTTTTATTGCTTGATGAAACTTTATGTTGGGGTTTCGTTAAGGTTATATTCATTACAAAAATAAGATATATATAATTTGTCTTTCTCAAATTTTTCTTTGTATTCGTTTGTTACTCTTATTGATACCATAGCACCATTTTTTGTGCAATCTGTCCATGTGTTAAAATGAATAGGATGTACTGCTGGAGTATTACAAAATCCTGTAATTGCAGAGCAGATTGTATATGCTAAAACAAATTTCATTATTTTAGTATAAGTTTTTTAATTGATTTAGAGCCATCTATATTTAATTCAAGTTCAGCTTCTGCTTTTATACATTGATATTTTACATTACTATTAGGTTTTAAATTTCTTTTTGCAATACGAGAACCTTTTAAACATTCTGATATAGATGTTTGAATTCTTGCTTCTTTAATTTCTCCATTAATAATCATTAGTAAAGCCACAACAGTTTCTATCATTAGTGAGTTCCATTTCTTAATTTATCTATAACTTTGTTTATACCATCTACTTGTTCTTTTAAATGGTCAATATTTACTTTGTTATATCTTGATGCTTCTATCTCTTTTTCAATAGATTCAATCTGCGTTGCTAAATGTTCTATAAGCATATACATTTCTAAATTCTTTGGTTCTTGTTCAGCTTTTTTTAAAAGATCAGCTTGAAACAAAGTGTCTGCTGTTTCTAATGCACTTATTCTTCCTGTAAGATTTGCCCAACCCATAACTGCACCACTAACAACAATAATTATTCCAATTAAATTAGCGAGAGGAAGCTGTAATTTAGATTCAGAACTTACTTTTATTGTATCTTCTTCTTTTTTCATAATGGTTTTACACACAAAGCTAAGAACACAAAACCTAAAATTAATATTCCTGTAAAATAATAGTTCATATTCCCAATCTCCATATTATTCCTTTGGAAAGTTCATTCTGTTATCTACAGCACCATCTTCTAAATCTTCTTTAAAATTTATTGATAAAGTATCATCTTCTACTTGATAAGAAACATGATATGAATTTGAATCTTGTTCAGTTGAAGTAGGCATTTTAATTTTCATATTTTTTTTCTTTTTAGGTTTAACTAACATATTATATAAACCCTCAAAAAAATTATCAATTACCTCACAACATCTTATAATAAATCTATCAATCATATTTTAAATCCCTTTTTCCATGCTTGTATCGACCAATACGCAGGCGACAATGTCTTTTGACCACGAACTTTTTTAAGAACTCCACCCATACGAGCCATAAATGATCTTTTTCTAGCTGGAATATGTTTCTTAATAGACATTTCTTTTGAACCAAAATTAACTTTTTTAATTCTGCCAGATGATTTATCTTTTACAAAAACTTTAAATTTCTTAACATCACCACGCATAGGTTTATTGAGCTTTACAGATCTATTTTTATATTTAGCCATGTAGCATAAATATCATATAAGGTTTAAAATTTATAGTTTTATATTTTATTTACCCTGTCCACGATATTTACCTTTACCTTGTTGTCTGCGTTTATGTTTGTTAAGTGTAGAAGTTATAGGTCGTCTGCCAATAGATGTTCCTTTTTCTGTTTTAGTGTACTCTATAACAGCACCAAATACGTTACCCTTTTTTTTTGCCATCGTCTATTTCATCTGGTTTAGCATTTATAATTAATGGTAATGGTTCATTATAGGTAGTTTGTTCTATTTTATCTCTTTGGTCTAAATGTTGTTTTCCTAACCATATTTGCATAACTACATTTCCGCTTAACGCTTTTTCAAATTGTGCTCTTCTCAAACTTATTCTGCCCATCTCTCGTCCCTTTTTAATGAGGTGGACATAATTACGTTGTAATGTCTTTGTTGAAACACCTAAAAACTCTGCAATCTCATCATAAGTGCAGTGTAATTGGGCTAATTTCTTGATTGCTTCTTGATCTACTGTTTTATGTGGTCTTGCCATTATGTACCTTTTTTAATTTAAGTCCGTAATTGTTAATTTCATCTTTTATTTTTACATTATCTTTAAGTATTAGTCTATTTTCTCTTTTAAATTTATTGTAATTTACATGATGATGCCATCTACCATATCTCCATGTTAATTTAGAAACATCTGGGTGTAATTGAACTTGCATTTTTGATTTTGGTATTGTTCCCTCTTTTGCATAAAAGGCATCTGTATTACCACCTTTTAACACTTGTGTGTTAGTTTTTTCTTGTAAAAAAACATTAAACTGAACAGTACACCAACCAGCTTTTAACATTTGAAGCGATAAATCTGTATCTTCGTTATATCTACCTCGCCATCTAAAAGGAACATCATTTCGTATTAAATTACAACTGTATATTCTAGTATTAACTGTAAATGGACCATATTTATAACCCCATTTATCTATTACAAAAAAACTATAATTCGGACCTGCCATTGCAATATTTTTATATCTTAAAACAAAATCTTCCATTACTTTAAAAGGTGTACCATCATAGCATTTAATTCTTTTGTTTTTATTCCATCTTCTAAATAATTTTATATTATCGTCCATAACCCAATGCCATTTGTGGCCATTTTTTATTGAATGTTCCCAAATAAAATTTCTTGCCGCCCCTGGACCTTTAGATTTAGAATTACCTAAATTATCGCATGTATCGTATTGATCTTGGTATTTTTTATCTAAAATTAAAATTTTTTTTTTGTCAATTACTTTTGCATAATCGTCATATTCTTGTTCTTCTACAACAATAGTATAAAAAACTCCCATTTCTTCTAATGCTTTGGCAGTTAATCTTGAATCTGCTCTACCTTTAGATGGAATATATAAGGGAAATTGTGGTTTATTCTTCGACATACCCTTTGTCTTTTAATATGTTTTTTTCTATTTGTGGGTACCAAACATATTTTGTCTTATCAGTAAAATCTTGTTTTATTAATTTAAAAAAATTTTCTAAGTCTTTTTTTGTTTTAAAATGCACATGTATTGATTTATGAGGTGCTTCGTTATTGTGTTCAAATTCTGGCATGTCTTTCCAATGTTCATCAGTTTTTAACCATTCAGAATCGTCTCCTATATATTTTGTTATATTTTCTATTTCATTTTCAGAAAAACCTAACTCTTCTAAGTTGTATTCATCTTTAATTAAATCTTTAAATTCTGTATTTAATAAATCATAGTCCCAATCAGAATGTTCATTCAATTTATTATCTGCTATTCTATATGCTTTTGCTTTTGATTTAGATAAATCTGCAATCACAACAGGAACTTTTTTTAATTTTAAAATTTTGGCGGCTTCATATCTTGTATGACCTACAACAATTATATATTCTTTATCTACAACAATAGGTTGTTGAAAGCCAAATTTTTTAATAGATACTGCAATTTTACTAGAATTAAGATTTTTTCTTGGATTATAGATATATGGTTTTATTTCATCAATATTCATTTGTATTATTTGCATTATTTATCCTTTTAAAAGTTTTGTTAAATTATGCCAAAGATTTGGGTTTTGACGAAAAATTTTCTCATATCCATCACCTACAGCTTGTGCAATAGGTTCTTCTCCTCTATCATTAACATTGATTCCAGCATAATGTATTATAATATGAAATAACTCGTGCATTATTGTATTAAATAGTCTTAGACCTTTTATTCTTTTGTCAATTACAAGTAATTCCTTTTCTGTTTCAAAATAACCATATAAATTTTTTAAGATTTCAAATTTAACTTGTATTTTTTTTCTGCCATATTTAATGCTTTGTATATTCATCTTGGTTCAATGTAGCTCTAAGATATTCTAATTGCATTTTAAGTTGTCTATTTTCAATACTTAATGCAATAATTCTTTTTCTGCAATACTTAAATATTCTTAGAATTGATCTCATTGAACACTTTGTATGTGATGTTTTTCATCAAATATATCTATTTTATAATTTTTACCATTTTTTTCAAATAGCTCAAAATTACCATCTGTACCATTATGAGTGTATCCTAAATTAACAAGTCTATCAATTAAATCTGGGATTACATTTATATCATCTTCTATTTCCCATCTTCTTTGAGATAACCAAGTAGAAAAATGAGGCATATATTTTTTATCTTCAATACATTTAATCTGTGCATTATAGATTGAAATAATTTGATCATCAGTTATTTCTTCAACATTAATCTTATTAAATTCTTTAAATGCCTTATATTTGGAACCTCTTTTAATTTTTAAATTCTTCCAAATATTTTCAAATTGATCATTATATATTTTATTAGGTATAGGATTAGGTATAGGTATAGGGGTTAGACTTTTGTTATTAACAGAATCGTAACGAATTTGCATACCTTTTTTGCCAGCTTCTGATTTTCTTTTATATTTATCGGTTAAATATTCATGTTCATGTATTAATCTTTTGTGTGTCCATGTATCTTCTTTTGGATTAACCTTAAAAAATTCTCCCAATACTTCATCTACATTTAATTTGCATTCTTCTGTTTTACATTGACAAATTCTATATGCT